TTGATTCTTTTCAGTAAACACTTTTACTACCATTAACTTGTCATCATAACTTTTAGCATTATCTAGAAATTCTTTAGGAACTGCTACTTTCTTTTTCTTCTTATCTTTAAACTTATCGAGCTTATTTCTTACGTCTTCGTTATCTGACATTTAGTTAGGTAAAGTTACTACCTGATATTTAGGCATCCTCTCCTCGAAGAATCCTACTCAGCATTCGTAACGCTTTGTAGTACTCATATCCTGCTTCTTTAACGATAGTATAGACCGCTTGACCGTTGACTATCTCAATCTCAGAGATAAAGTACTTTCTAGATTTAGTATGATACTCCAGTGTATAATTCATTTAGATCTCATTAAAGTATCCACAAAGTTAGCAAGTAAGCTATGGTGACGACCACCATGGTAATTGCGTAGAAGATAGGGTTTATCATACCAATATAGCTCACTTTCAAGATGACAGCCAATTAATCCTATGTTACCTTGAATGACGGCCATAGGGTCGCCGTTATTGTAACGGGCTATTGTTTCGAATTTGGATTCGTCTCCAACAAACGCAGGTCCATCGTAAAAGAAGAATTTTTCTGTTGAACCGTTCCAGTTACAGTCCACCGTTTTTGAATAGTATCGTCTGGTACAGGTGTTAGGGCGACGTATGTATTGGGTCGTTCTGATATCAGTAAACCCAAAATAATGGTGACCAGCCCAATAGGCGCCCATGCATATACCCAAATAGCGTCCACCTGATTCAATATAATCCTGTAGCTTGGATCTATTAGACTTAAAAAGAGTATCGAAACTATCGCTATCGCCGACACCACCAGGAAAGCAAACCAAATCCACATCAGAGAAGTAGTCGTCTTCCACTTCGTGTTTCGTAAATAATTTAAAATCATAATAAAGGGTTAGAGCTTTGATGACACCGTTAGCAGATTGTACCGAACATTTAGGATGCTGTACAAATATTGCTATACGTTTTTTCATTTAGGAGTAGTTCTATCCTCTATTTTGGTTTCTATGGCAGGAGGTTTTTCTGGTAGGATCTTATCCACAGTATAATTAGCTAGCATCCAACCCATAGCAGAGAAGAATCCCCAAACAATCATATCCAGAATCATTTTTTAGCTCGCAAGTAAATAACATTAGAGACAGAAGGAGGCGGAACAGATTTTCTCTCTTCCGCCTTGTTATTTATTTGTCTTTTTCTCCAGAGACTCATTGTAGTATCGCTGCCTTTTCGTTAGACACAGCATGCAATAGATTTTTAATGGTAGTATCAAAATTACCTTGATGAAAGATACCTATACCGCCTTTATTAAACCATTGCTCAATGTTAGACCATTTATCATCGATAAGAATATCTCCCGGCTTGCACCAGTTCTGCTTATCGCGAGAGTAAGGACCAATATTCATCTTCATACCAGGGTAGTAAATATCTAACCATTGCCTTTTATCAGACTCAGCCGAAGGCATAGTCGTCTGACGAGGAATAGCAGTAAGAAATTCTACATTAAAACGAGTTGAAAATGACTTAGCTAACGCTACAAGCTTGGTTGATTCCTGAATCAAAGGTAGCTTAAAATATACATTACCTATAGAATCTAATCTATCCCATTCATCTTTAGTAAGATCATTTTCATTCCAGCCAATCGGTCGACCTAAAAAATCGGTAGCAAACTGATTAAAGTCCGCTACCACACCATCTACGTCTAGATATATAGTACGTTTATTTTCCATAACAAACCTTGTAAGAATATAAATAATTATACAATATTATAGCATGAAAATCCATAAAAAACGTCCTTCGCGGAACGGCAATTCCCAAGGACTCTAATACTGTAAGGAGTATCAGCATGAATATTTATTATGTTTACGCATATATTCGATCCTCAGACGGAACACCGTATTACATTGGCAAAGGTAAAGGAAAAAGAGCGTATATAAAGCATTATAATGTCCCTACACCTAAAGATAAAAAATATATAGTATTTTTAGAAACCAATTTATCTGAAATTGGAGCTTTTGCTATCGAACGAAGATTAATAAAGTGGTGGGGTAAAAAAATAGATAATTCTGGAATACTTTATAACATATTAGACGGAGGAGACGGGGTAGGAGCTGGTCAGTACGATGGTAAAAATAACCCTATGTTTGGGAAACGTCATTCAGAAAAAGTAAAAATAGAATCAAGTAAAAGAAGAAGCTTAACTAATAAATCACGGCGATGGTATAACAACTGTATAGAAAGTAAGTTTCTTCCTAGTCATCCAGGAATCGGTTGGGTGCTAGGAAGAATAAAACCAGAACCTACTACATTAGGATTTAAGTGGTATAATAATGGAATTAAAAATAAAAGTAGTAAAACTCCTCCATCTGGAGATGAATGGAAATTAGGAATGATAAAAAAGAAAAAATAATTATTTAATCTCTTTTATCTTCTCAGAGTACTTCTCTTTAATTAGTTTAACAAGCTCTGGATCACGATACTCATAGATATCTTCGATATGAAGAGTAATGATTGGTTTTTTATAATGCCACTCTATCATCTTATTACGAACATATATTTCATGCTCAGGCTCCATACATACAATATAGTCAGCCCATTGGATAAGATCTTCCGTTACCGGGATAAGAGCATAGCCAGCCGTGCCTACATTACGAGTATTACAGTTATAAGGTTCACCAGCTAGAATATGCGCTGCTGTAGCTGAACGCAAAATTCCAGCCGAGCATACGCATAATACCTTATCGTAATGTCCTTGATAGCTGTTACTATGGATTCCGTATCTCATCTTTTCTCACATGATCATCACAAGCAGTATAAAACCACCTATTATCGTTTCTAAGCTCACCTCTTTCACCGCATACTTCACACACGCTAGCACTCCAACCCTCAACCAATCTAACTAAGCTATCAACATGCTCATCTCCACCATCATAGTAAAATCTAAGCGTTCCAAACTTTTCTTTAACTTGAGTAGCTACTACCGGAGGACATTGTTTAATCTTAACATGCATCTGTATGTTATTACAAAGCGTGTCAATAATATTATACCAACCATCACCGCATTCAAAACCCCAACACATAAGTGTCTCTCTAGGGTTACCTCTTCGGTCCCTAAAGATATCAGGATACTTTTCTACTAGTTTTTTATCTAGTTCAGAGTTCACCGTAATACCTTAATAATACATCAATAGCTTCAATGATAGTTTCATTGTATACTACATCATCCGGATGAAGCCAAAAATTGTTTTCCTTATGATTCAAAAGATCATTACGTAATGTTTGTTTAGCATCTTGCAAAGCACAAACAGTTATTCGATCGGCAGTTAACCAATCTAAAACTAATCCTTGATCAGATCTCATGTTCTAACCTGTAATTAAATTCCCGTTGAAAAAGTTCTCTAACTACATCAGAAATATGAGTCTGAGTATCCAGAATAGCTTCTATGTGACTAGAGGTCATATCCTTTAGTTTAACCCAGGATAGAGGTTGCTTACCATCTTTACCTCTAGTACCCCATACAAAATACTCACGAAGAGTTTCTATCGAATCTTCTTTGTAAAGAGACATTTCTTCATAAGGATAATCGTCATGCACATTACGACGAAGATAGGCATGGCCTCCATCTACCATATACTCAAGACCGTTCTTATCCATGTACGTTACATAATCATGCCTATGCTTAGACTGAAGTAATGTACCGTCAGGAGTACGAATCATATTAACAAGAATTTCGCTCATTCTTTACTTTCATTATATGTTTACATGTCCCATGATATTTAAAGCCTACACAAGAACAAGTATATTCACCATTTATTTCATTCACATAGTATACATCACCTTTAGAGCCTTTAACAGCTATTCCGGGCTTTTCGTCGTCTATTTTACGAAGTATCTCAAACGTTCTACCTTTAGCGTAGAAGTCGATAGGGTTCTTAAATACCTTTTGTTCATCGTTACCGTCTTGAATGTAAGCGAACATCTTCGTCTTACTATCATTAAGAAAGTAAATATGGTTAGGGGTATTGTTAGACCACTTAGACGTTTCTTGAACTACTATCATAATTATTCAGTAAAGTAAAACGTTCTAAAAAAGCTTCAGACTTACAGGAGAAGGTTTTGTGATTCTCGTCACGATAGTGAGTATAAAACCCATCGCTCTTTATCTCCAATCCAATAATAATATAACGTCTACTTGATTTGTAATCAAGATATATTTCGTTTAGTTTCGGTAATATCATAGTTACCCTTTCAGAGTAACTATTTATTAAGTGTAATATTCATCTTCGTCTTCATCGTACATATCTTCATCAGAGTCAGTATCGATAATAACATCACCAAAGGTAATTTTACCGTCTCTGGATCCTGTACTAAAACTGTAATCGAATTGAACGATAGCACCTAGTCTTTCCATCTCTTCTTCGTTTAACTTTTCAATGTTAATTTCGTTTAAACGAATGCAACCGATTAATCCTGCATCTACAGAATGATTAGTACCGATGTTAGAGCGGTACAAACCATCACCCCATTTAGTACCATACGTTGCAAAACGGCGACCGTCTTCAAACGTGAATTCACCATGCACGCAATCGTTGTCAACAATAGTTAAAGCGCAGAATTCATCCCACTCTTTATCCGTCATAACGTAACACAGATCACCTATATAGTAACGTCCTGCTGGCATCATAATAAAGCTCCTTTCGTTTAAGTACATTCATTATAGGCGATAACAGACCGTAACACAACTAAAGTATAAATATTACGGCTACTAAGAAAAACAAGGAGTTAGCATGAATTTTATTAATAAAATGTTAACTAGTGAGGGTGAAACTTATATTAGCAGTAAAAGAGTTATTACTTTTCTTGCCTTTGTTTTGCTAGCTGTAGGCTTCATTGCTGAGATGTTCTTTGAAAAAAAAGTAAATCCTCAAACCTACGAGGTAATGATGTATATTGTGATAGGAGGACTAGGATTCACAGCATCTGAAAAGTTTGTAAAAAAAACGGAGAATAAATGAAAAAATACATACTTTTGTTACCTCTATTACTGTTAGTAGGGTGTGAAGAAAGGTTTCGCTATCCTTGTCAAGATCCTACCAACTGGGAAGAAAAATATTGTAAGAAACCGTATTGCAGCTCTAACGGAACTTGTCCAGAAGATTTGACACATTACGAAAAAGAAAAAGTTAGCCCAGTTACTAATTTAAACTTAGCAACACCCGTGATGAAAAAAGGAGAATGTAAATGATTAATCAATTATGGTCAGCGGAAAAGTATACCACTGAAGAATTAAATGCTAGATTAAAGTTCTTTATCGGTATAGTTTTAGGACTAACGCTATTTGGAATCGTATTTGTTGTATTGTATAGCTTAATTTTTGTAACTCAGCCAATGAATGGAATGAGTCCAGTTGACAACAAATTCTTCGAACTAATTATTCCAATTGCTACCTTCCTAACTGGTACCTTATCCGGTATCATGCTTGCTGGAGATGATAAAGAGTTAAGAGCAAAAGCTATCGATGCAGCTAATAAGCCTTATACTCCTCCTCCATCACCTCCATCGACATCTAGTTATACCAGATTAGAGCCAAGTTTAGATCCTATCGGATCAGCTGCAGATTCAAGCCCTATAGCATCCATGGGAGCTGTATCTTCGTCTGATGACTTTAAACCAGTAGTAAGACGCCCGGGGTCGCTTTAAAAACCTAGACGGGCTGGATCAAATCTAAGCCCGTCTTCAGGTCTAAAATCGTTCTTGAAGAAGTCGACTAGAATTTCTATTCTTAAAGCGGCTTCTTCTTCCCCTATACTAACACATTTTTTATGATAGGCTTCTAAGAAATGAATAAGCTGAAAGTGACCAACACCGGAGAAAGAGAAGCTAGGTTTCTTAGCGCCACGAAAAGGTTTAAGAGATTTATCCATGATTCACTTTTACTGTTTCTATAATAACAAAAATATCATTATCTCGGACTTTCCTAGTAAGACAGTCAAGGCTAGGTTCGGCCATCGTTACGAACTAGTTAACTCAGTCAAAGATATAGACTCTGTAGAGATTATAAAAACAAAATTGCTGAAAAGCTACCCTAGTTTTATTTTCGTTGAATTTTACAAACCTAAAAGAGTACCTATTACACCTGAGGGACGTAAAAAGATATCAGATAGTAAAATTGGATTGAAACGAGATGCTGCTACGAGAGCTAAGATATCTGCTACTATGAAAGGTAAAAGTAACTTTCAAGGTAAGAAACATCATAGCGAAACTAGAAAGATAATGGCAGAAAAGAAACTAGGTAATGATCACGTGAAAGATAAAGTATGGGCGTATAACCCTGATACATTTAAAGAGATTAGAGTCAAGGATAGAAGAAGTATTCCCTCTAATTACTTAAAAGGAAGAGATTACGAATCTATCGAACCTTTAATCCTTTACGCTAAGAATAGAGGTTAGTATAATTTTTCCCAGGGAAACACAAACCAATCATTCTCTTCTAGTTTGTTGTATCTGCACCCGTAATAGTCTACATCAAAGCTTGAACTTTCGTTATTTACTATTACAGCGTATCTAACCATATCAAAAAGATCGCTATACTTAGCACTAAAATCAGCCAGAGTTCGCCCGGTATCATTTATATCATCTATAATTAACGCGTTAGGGTAATCAAACTTACTATTATAGAAAAGCTCATCTTTGTTTAAAGCTCTAAACGGAATACCTAATAGATGAGAGAGATAAACTCCTGGAACTAATCCCCCTCTAGCTAATCCTATAATTATATCAGGGTTAAATTTATCCTGATACATCCGAATAAAAACCTTAAGTACATACTTACGAACTTGCTCGTCAGTTAAATAAACATTTTTCATGACCTAGTTACCGCTAAGAATTTTTCAATAAAGGATTCAATAATAGGTTTTCTGTTTGGCCATTTAATGTAATCTTTCTTATCAGCATCTTTAAGAAGATTAGTTAACAATGGCATCACCATAGCTTCTACTTTTTTTAATTTCTCTCTTACGTCCTTCTCAATAAGAGCTTTATACTCTTCTGTATCCAGATCTGGAGTTCCTACTTGCTCTAGACGCTCCATAGAGTTTAAAATCTCACCTACATTAATCTCTATAGATCTTAAACGTTCTAGTAATGGTTGTAAAAGTTCATCTGTGTCTACAGCAGGTGTTTGCGTTACTACAGTTTCTATCTGAGCATCTGGATCATCTACTGCTGTAAAACCAAAATCAAAGCTAGAGTATTCGTTAGGTATGGTTGACATGATTGATTTGTTTTTGTAAATCTATAAGTTGTTTTTGAACGTGCTGTTTAATAATTTTTTTAATTTTTTTAGACTTGCGTTTGATTGCCATATCCCATTTTAACTTAGATACCTTATCTTTAAATACGATACCCAACATATGATCATACTCATGCAGCACTACTCTTGCAGTAAGTCCTTCGAACTTATCTACTTGAACTTCACCCGACTCATCTTGGTATTGAATAGTAACAGTACTAGGTCTCTTTACCTGAATAAAAATACCAGGAAAAGATAAACAACCTTCTTCACCTGACTCTTCATCTTTAGACGTTTCTACAATAATAGGATTGAAAAACGTTTTTCTGTATTCATTCATTCCAATACAGAAAACTGTTCTGCTTACCCCTACCTGATTAGCCGATAGACCAATTCCTCCTAGCTCAACCATTCTATCTTGCAGCATGTTAGAGAACATTTGAGCATCATCGTCACCGATAAAATCCCAGGCTGAAGGAGGGGTGAGAAGAATTGGATCGTTATCAGGAATGATCTTTAGGTCAGATTTCTTAATCATTATTTAGCTATTTGAGAGAAGTTGTTATGTTTTTCAAATCGAATGACTGATCTAAACTTATCGAATAAAGCGTCTTTATGACTAATAATAAAGATGTTATTATCTTCTCCGATAGTGTTTAAGATAGTCATTACATAGTCAGTTCCGTTTACATCTAACGATCCATCAAACACTTCATCTAACATTAATAGATTAGTATTAGCGGAGTTTTTCATCCTAGCAATAGAACGCCAGGCAAACAATAAAGCCAGGTCAATCTTAGCTTTCTCACCCTCGCTAAACGAGGCATAACTAAACTCATCTCTATGTCTAGATTTGATAGTCTCGTTAAATGCTTCGTCTAGCTCGAAATGGACAAAGAAGTCCATAGATTGAAGGTATTTGTTAACTAGTTTATTAATTACTGGTAAATATTGACGAATGACTTTTGTTTTGATTCCTGTGTCTTTGAGGAGGATTCCTGCAACATCCAAGTAATGCCTTTCTTCCACAAGCGTCGTTTTCTTGCTTGAATCTTCAACAACCTTTTTTGCAATAACTTTAAGCGTCTCTTTTTCTTCGTGAATGTTTGCACTGGCTCCCATTTCCGTATCGATGTCTTTTTTGAGTTTGGCCACATAGTTTTGCTCCGCTATAAGTTTTGAACCAACATCAATAATAGCCTCGTTAAGATCAGCTATATTGTCTTTCACCTTCTTTATTGCTTCTATTCTCTCCTCTGAGTTAGTTATCTGCTTTACTACTTCTTCTATACCTTGTTCTATCTCAGTAATCTTTGTATCGTGAGTGTGAATCGTTGTTTCTTTAAACGCTTCGTCTAAGTTTTGATTACATGTAGGACAAGTATCATTATCATGATAGAAAGCTATCTCTTTAAGTACTTTAGCTTTCTTATCATGAAGTTTCTCCAGTAACGACTTTAGTTTCTTATACTTACTATCTACTTCATCACTATCAGAGATAGTTAACTTTAGTTCTGCCACTTGTTCTTTATTATTGTCTATAATGCTGGTAAAGGCAATAATATTAGCATTAGCTTCAGTAATTAATGCTTGTGTATCTTCTTCTCGTCTGGCTTTATCTTCTTCTAGTGTCTTGATATAGTTCTGTTGTAACTTAACTTTGTTCTTACCTAACTCAATCTCGGTATCTATTTTACTTATGGATTCTTTTATTTCGTTATACTTAGTCTTTAGTACCTCGTTCATGGTAGTAAAGATCTTAATATCGAGAAGGTCTTCAATTACCTCACGGCGATGGCCAGACGGTAACTGCATGAAGGGAGTAAAGGATGCTGAACCCAGAATAACAATCTGCGTAAAGGACTTGAAGTTAAGTTTAAGAACATGCTCTTCCAAGTACTTTTGATAGTCCCTAGCAGCTGCATCTTGATTCAGCAATTCGTCATTGAGATAGATCTCAAATACGTTAGGCTTGGCACCTCGAATAACTTTATAGTTCTTAGTACCAATAGAGAACTCAATCTCTACTACCATTTGTTTCTGGTTAATAGAGTTAATGAGTTGAGGCTTATTGACTGACCTGAACGGCTTACCGAACAAAGAATAACAGATAGCATCTAGAATAGTACTTTTACCAGCACCATTTTCACCTACAATAAGAGTAGTAGGTGATTTATCTAGCTTAACTTCTGTAAATTGTGCTCCGGTTGATAGGAAATTGCGCCATCTAGTTGAGCGGAACTTAATCATGCTTCCTCAAAATTCTGCGCTTCCACATACAACGTCTTCATTAACGTCTTAATACGGTCCTTGTCAGCGTCAGTGTCTAAATTATCTACGTATTGTGATAATAATGTCATAGTATCTTCTAAATCCACATCTACTTCACCAACAGCGTCAGCTTCAAACTCTGACATGTCTTCGATAATTTTTAACTCTAGTGGATTAGATTGATAGATCTTTTCTACAAATTGATCAAACTTATAAAAGTCTGTCTTGTTTACTACGATTAACTTGAGATGTTTATTAGCAAAGTCTTCTGTACTATAACCTATATCTTTCGTATCATCATAGTAGATCTTAGTAAAGATATTGAACGGGTTTTGTATAAACTCTAGCTCTTTGGTTTGCGTATCAAATAGATGAAAACCCCTAGGATCGTCATAATCAGCCCAAGTAAGCTCATAAGGATTACCCAGGTAAAATATATTATCACGGCTGGAACGATGATGAAAATGGCCAGAACACACAAGATCGAAATTACTAAAAAGTCTTGGATCGAATCCTTCAGCATTATCGTGTCCCTTATACATCTGAAAGCCTGCTATCTCAAAATGACCGAAGCAAACTTTTGCATCAGACATCTTAAGTGCTTCCATACATTCTTGATAGTTATCGGTGCATATCCAAGGCATCAAGAGAATAGATAACCCGTCCTGATTCCATTCGGTAGGACTACTATAAGCGTATATGTTATCATACTCTTTTAAAAGTAGATGAGGAGAATTAACTTCATTAGTGTTCTTAAAGAACGTATCATGATTACCTACAATCATGACAAGCTTTATATTTCTCTTTTGTGCTTGATCAAAGAAATATTCTCTACATGACTTTAGAGTATTAAAATTAATATACTTACGGCGATCAAAGCAATCACCGAGATGAAAAATAGTTCTAATTTCATTTCTGTCTATCTCCGGCCAGAAACATTCCTCGTAGAACCTTCGTATAAAATTATCTATAGGTAATGAATCTGACCGAGCACCGAAATGCGTATCGGTAACTAGAGCTACTTTCATTACAGACCCTCAAAGAGGTCTTCGTTCCATTCTCTATGACCCTCGCGCCATGCCATGTTAGATTGCGTCTCTCTTACTTCTACTCTATAGCACCATAGACGTTCAGCTTCACTAGGTCCCCAGTAATCAGGAATATACACACCGTTCATAAATTTATATAGCTGATCGGCCAGGCCTTCGCAACCTAGTTTAGGTAAAATAGTTAACTTAGCTAGATTTCTGTCTTGTAGAAGTTTAAACATTTCCAACTCTGGATCGTCTTCAGCTACAAGTAAGGTATGATCGAATTGATCTTGTAGAATCTCTTTTAGTTCTTTTAGACCACCGTAATCAGCTACCCAGTTACGAACATCTAGCGTATTAGATCCAAAGAAAAACTTCATACTAAAACTGTAACCGTGAATTAGGTTACAGTGACTATCTGCTCTCCACTGGCGATATGCGCATGGAAATGCGTCTACGTACTCCTTTGTTGAAACGTATTTGTACTTAATTGGTTCCATTTATAGCCTTTGTATATTTTTGAATTATACCATTTTTCTAAATCTTTTATAATATCATCTAGAGAATGTACTGGTGCCCATCCAAGCATAGTTCTTGCCATGATATTGTCTGCTACCAGAGTATCACTATCACCTTTTCTTCTCTCACCTAGAGCAATATTTTTCTTACCAATAGCTTTTTCTACTGCCTTGATAATTTCTAGGTTAGAGTATCCGAAGTTATTACCTAAATTATATACTCCAGTCAGATGACTTTCAATAGCTAGTGCATGAGCATTAACAATATCTCTAACATGAATATAGTCTCTCACACAAGACCCGTCTGGAGTATTATAGTCTGACCCGTTTAGTGTAAAATAATTACTTTCAAATAATTTAGGAAAGATATGACTGGCATCTGGATCTTGACCATGATCTTCACCCATAGCACCGCAAGCATTAAAGTATCTAAAGATACATGCTTTTAGTTCATGAGTATTTCTAAAGTCTTCTACAACATTCTCAATCATCATCTTACTCTTAGCGTAAGGCGAAAGAGGAAGTAGAGTATCTTCTTCTGTGAGAGGAGTGTTTTTAGTTTTATATACAGATGCTGAACTACTAAAAATAAAATGACCTGGATGTCTCATATTGACCATCCAAGTAAGTAAGTTAATAGTTTTAGCTACATTATTCTCATAATACATAATAGGTTTTTTTATACTAGGACCCACTAAACTAGTACCTGCACAATGAATAATAGCATCACAATCTAGCCATAGATCTAAAGGCATACCTTTGGAATGGCTAGGCAGATTACCAAAGTCTTCTACCTCAAATTTATCCATATAAGGTAAGAGATGGTCTTTAGATACTATATCTAGACCATAAACCGTATACCCTCTTCTTTTTAGATCTATAGCTAAAGAGCCTCCAATAAAACCGGAAGCTCCTGTTATGCCTATTTTCTTACGCATACTTTTTATCGTGCTCTTTACCTACACCATAATCACCGTCATACATGCTTAACGACTCTGCATCGAACGAGAGATACTGACCCACACGAGTACCTTTCTTAATCCTAGCAGTATCCACCGAAACATGTAGTACACCGGCCATAATACCATGATAACCGGAATCGTAGAGACCTGAAGTAATAAAACAACCATTCCTGTTAAGAGTGCTTCGAGTAATGACCCAACCAGCTTCACCCTCTCCCACATTGATGAGGTTCTCCATAACGATCTCATAAGACCCCGGTAGAAGCGTAAAATAGTCATCCTCGCCCGGAAAGATCTCTTCAGAGCCTCTATGTTTTTTATGATCATTTGATATTTCGAATACGTTAGGTAAAATTTTATATACTTTTTCTAATCTTAAATCTACTGCATTAGGTTGACTATCACCTTCTAATACATTAGTAAGTTTAGATTTACTTTTAGGACCTAATACGTGTTTCATTCTTTATCCTTTATTTTCAATGGCGTACGTTTTGCCTGATCATAATTAAGTTGTGCTTCGATACAAAGTCGTTTGTACTCTCCACGCTCGTGTTTATCTACAATGGTGGCAATCTGTCTCTTAGCTTCTTTTTTAAGGTTAAATGAACTATTTGTTTTCATGGTATGTAATATGGATTTTCTTTAGTTTTAAAGTATGCTACTGACTCAATAATTTTATTTCTCAAATCAATTTTAAATACAGTATTAGGTGGTAATGATATAGAATCTTCAAATTTAGTAGAAGAGAAGTTTAACTCCTTATCGTAAAACATAGGAGAAATCTCGTTCCTAAACACATAAAGATCATTGCTATAATATAGTATACAGGCAAAAGTGCCATCGACATCGGATAAAGAACCCCAACCATAATCCGAAATCTGCTCTAGTAACCAGGCTGTATCCCAAGTACCTGGTGACATATATTTCTGCTTAATGATACCATTATGCCATAGCATAGAGTTACCAAAGATAGCAGGGTGTATGTTGTCTGTGTCTGTAGTTGGTGCTTGTGTATGTGCTACGTAGTAAGTGCTTTCATTATATACGTAGGTATTAGCAATATATTCATCAGGCATTTTACCTTTATGCTTATATACGTACTGAACCTTAGATGGTTGAATATAATCGAAAGCACTAAAAGAGTAACTAGACTCTCCTCTATAAGAGTTTAGCTTATGTAACTCTTCTAACTTCTCTTTACTAAATGAACCAATTATTGCACACATAACTTCTCGATTAGATCGTTCCAGGGTATATTAATAGCGTAAGGTATTAGGTCCCGTTCACCTAGTTTAGCAAAGTTAGCTATACGTTCAGAACAACTAGGACACTTACCACATGACTGATTATTAGTATTAGGATTATAACATGTAAGTGTGAACATAGTCAACATCAAGTTGGTATCTAGTTCCCGAAGTATATTTAACTCATCATACTTAGATAGTTTACTAAATGGAGCGACTAATTTAATCTTTATGATTCTATTTTCCGATAGCAGATCATTAACCTTATCTACCCATCGTTGAGTTGTGTCGTGGTATCCGTATTCGTCGTGTACTTGTAAGCCGCATAAGATAGTATCTACCCCTCTAGTCTCTGCATACGCTGCTGCAATGGACATTAGTATCATATTACGATTAGGTACATACGTCTTAGGTCTTGGATCACCTAATACATCGTGAATAGTAGGCATATCGATGTTCTTATCGACATTAGCAGAGAAGCCTTGAGAGATATCACCTAAGAAAGATGCATCGATAACTTTATGAGTAACGCCTAGATTAGAAGTAGAAGCTTTAGCCATTTGTATTTCATATGCTTGCTTCTGACCATAATCAAACGTTAAAGCAGATACATTATACTTACCATACTTCTTAACAGCTAACCGCATGGCAATAGTACTATCCATACCACCAGATAGAATAACTACACATCCTTTAGTGTCAGGTAGAAGATCTAACGCCTCACTTGCTTTCATCTCTTTCCTTCTGTATACGATGTAGATATACAACAGCATCCATCAGTTCCTCTTTTAGATGCTGTAACCATTGATCTAAGTCTAAGTCAGTACGTTCAGTAGTTACTCCGTACTTCTTGAACCCGTGATTAGATCTTTCTACAAACTCATCACAAATTTCGTTTACATTATTATCTACTGATTTCATTGTCTAGCTGTCTTTGTGCAATGTACTTGCGGTATAATAATAGGAGCATATTGATACGCTATGTTCCATTCTGAAGCTCGTACTGGGTTGATGTCAATACCTCCTCGCCGAGTATAGAGGCATGCTACGAATAACTCTTCGGGTTGTAATAGATCCCATAAACGCTTATAAATGCATTCGCAAATCTCTTCGTGGAAGTGGTTCTCTTTGCGCATACTAACAATATAACGCAATAAAGATTCTGGAGTAACCGAGTAATTACCTTTAATATGCACATACACATCACCCCAATCAGGCTGATTGGTTACTCGGCAGTTTGAACGTAGGGAGTGTGATCGCCATCTTTCATAACGACCAATAGAAGGAACCATTTCTAAAATACCACCATGCTCATTATAATCCGTGAACTGCATTTTTTTAATATTACAGTACGACTCTAAAGCAACAAAGTCACCTGCGATAGGTCTAACGGTATCAATATCACCAACACCAATATAAGCTGTTACTACAGACCCTACAGCCTCAGAAATATCTTTAGAGATTTGATTTTCAATCTTCCAAAGCTCGCTTGAATCACTAATCAAACGAGCCATATTATAAGAGTTAAGATAAAGTTTTACTGATTTAGACTCAACAATATTAGGCGAATCACTTGAGTAAGTAAACTTAAGCCACCCAGAAATAGGAAAACCGTTAGTAAGGAGGGTAGAAAACTCATAACTATTCCAAACATCGATTCCAGAGAATGGGAGTGCTTCTTCTTGTATGTCATACTGCGTCCTGTTTAGGTGGCGGGGGACTGCTACTAGCAGGGAAGGATCAACGTCATCAGGGGTAACATAAGGCTTGACGACAGACCCGTCTCCAGCTTTACCTAAATGAACACTAACTAGCTTATTTAGCTCTTCTTGATTGCTCATGCTTTACTTCCTCAATAAATTTTAATACAGTATCTACACGCTCTCTTACTGAGCCTCTAAGGTAAACTAAATCAAGAGAGTAGTCATCAATATAATTATCAAACAATGTTACGATTCTATCTCTAAAAAACTTATTAATACTTCTTGTACCATCATCTTCTATCTCAAACTCAGGAGGAATATAAAAGACTAAATCATATTGAGGCATTAATTTATTAAATACCTTCTCAGCAAAGTCATACGTATTTTGAGTTATTTTTTTATTTTCTGCTAGGTAATGAGAATAAACTAGACCATCTAATGCACATCGATCAGCTACCATATCATCATACATAAAAGCATTAACGATATGTTCTTGCATAATAAGTCTTTGAGTATTATCATCACCGTCTTCATTAATACTTAGACCATAACCTTTAACACGGCGAGTAACCTCAAAGCAAAACTTATAATCTTTGAGACTTTCTTCAGACCGTAAAGCGTTCAGGAGGGTTGTCTTTCCTACTGACTGTGCGCCACTTATTGCTATCTTCATTTATTTTACCCCGCATAAACTTAATCCATAAGTATAGCGAAATTCTTTTAAGTGTGCTATACATTTCATCTAACGTTTTTACCGTATTAGGAATACCAGAGGAATCTATTACTGGACCTTCATCTACCCCTGCAGTCACTTTATGAATAACTGAACCAATCCATTTGTGCTTAGCCTCAAATGCTCTTACCTGTGGGTCTTTACCTTTAAGTTCAGGATACTGTACAATATAACCAGGATGACCGTTATAGATTTCGTACTTGTTACAGATATCAGCAGGAAGAATTCTTAAGTAGCCATGCAGTGTAATTAACGGTTTATAAACTTCACTGAACCGTAAATAATCCATTAATGTGTTATGTTTGTTAACTATAATCTTCGATCCAAGTTCTTTAATACCAGGATGATACTTAGACTCATCGAAGTTATTTGTTAGAATATAATCAGGAACCTTTTTAAGTTCTTTAGATAGCTCTACTATCTCTGACCCTGTTTGACTAAAAAAGGCTATCCAAATCATAAGGTCGCGAACCTTTAACAAGACTTCTAAAGATAGAAGTATTTGACCAAACTAAGTCTTTTTGATTTATATTTAACTCCGAATGTAGAAGGTCGACCAGTTTAATGGACTGTTTATCAACCAGACCGCCATAATCATAACTAATGTTAAGAATAGCATGTACAATAGGATTGGAAGTATCCAAACTTTCCAGCCATTCAAAACCTTCTCTATAAAACATAAACTCAATAGGTAATGCACAACCCAGGAGATGATGCGGTTTGTTTTGATTAATAATTCCATCTTCTAACATTCTAGAAAGAGTAGTTACCCTACCCATGGCATATCCCATCCATTTGTTTGGATGAGGACAAATATCTAAGTAATAGCTATAGTCAAACGAAAAAGCTATCTTGTCTACGTTTATTACTTCATCTAGATACTGATAACAGTTTACTAAATCTTCGTATGACTTACCTTGTACTACACCAATGCTCTTAATACCATCACCCACTAACCATTGGTATTTTTCTTTCCACTCTAAAGCATTGTCCATAGTTGCTAGACAATCCTCTAACGCATCAGGAATAATATACTCCGTTGGCTTTAGTAACTTAATATATCGTAGGAATTTTTCTGAATCAAATGCTGTACCTAATTCAAAGATAGAATTGTCTAGAATAACTTTTCTACCTTGCTTTAACGAATCAACAAAGTAGTCATAGTACTCAGGTTCTGTCTCAAATAAATGAACCAGAGCATAATCATAATCGTTAAACTTTCTTGATTCTTGAAGAATACTAATAGGTACTTCATGACTAATTAACATAGACCTTTTTCCATTCCTCATTCAGCTGTCTAATTTCTTGAATAACATTATAACGTGTTTTTTTATCCAGCTTAACAATTTCGGTAACACCTATAATTTTTTCTTCTAACCAAAAGTTTTTAGGGTACTTCTTTTTAAGTACCTCTTCTGTAGACTCGATTACGGTTTTATCGGGATGATAAGCAGTACATAGAATACGAATATCCCATTTAGAGTATTGCTCAGGTTCATAACGAAACCTATCAGCAGCATCTTTGTAACCGGTGTATCCTATTTTAAGAAACGATACACCGGTACTCTTATCAGTAAATTCGGCTAAGTAAACCTTAGCCCCTTTCATATATCGTTCGAACATTATCTCTTAATCAAGGTCATAAACTCAGCACGTGCTTCAGGTTCACTTCTAAAGCAACCGCCTAGTTTAGCTGTATAGGTATAAGACGAATGATCTTCTACGCCTCGCGATTTAACACAATAATGCGTACCTTCAATAACTACAGCAATATCTTCTGTACCTAAAATAAACACTAATGCATAATATATTTGCTCTGCAATACGTTCTTGTACTTGAGGTCGACGTGCAAAATATTCTACAATACGATTAAGCTTAGATAGACCTAATACCTTACCTTTAGGAATATAAGCAATATGAGCTTTTCCATCGATAGTCACAAAATGGTGTTCACAGTTAGACATCATCGTAATGTCTTTCTCAATAACCATTTCGTCGTACCCCATCTTATTCTCGATGACGGTACACTTAGGAAAGTTCTCAGGCTTAAGTCCCCAGAAGATTTCATTCACATACATCTTAGCTACTCGCTTAGGAGTATCAATCAATGAGTCGTCTGATAGATCTAAACCGAGCACTTCCATAATAGAAGTAAAGTGTCTTTCGATCTTACTAATCTTAGACTTATCTTTTACCGATAACTTATCAGTAATAGTAGGAGTATGAACTCCTTTTTCTCTCAAATACTCTTCTACTTTATACCCTAAATCAGGGTCTGTTTTTCCAATTTGAAGCGACATTTAAGTTCCCCACTCGTTTTTAAATAATGGTACTTGAAGACGATCTGAATATCTCCAACCTTTTTTCATTGCTAATTCTGCTACTCTTCTATTGTTTAGATGGTAAACCGATTCAACCCCGCCAACTGGCATTAGGTAAACAGGACCACTAAATCCAGCATTCTGATAAGCAAATACTGCTCTTTCAGCTTCTTCTGCATCTTCATCTGATGCTACTACAAACTTTAAGTAAGTATAACCTATCTTTTCATATTCTCTAACTACTTCGGGCTTAATAGCATCATCCCATTTTTCACCCGACACAGATAGCTTAGGAGATACTGAAAAAGTAATCTCATCATAGTTAAAAGAGTTAGTTAAAAACTTTCCAAACTCTTTAGATAGAGGTTGCGTACCGTTCGTTTCGAAGGTAACTTCTTTTAGACCTAACATTAAACGGTGACTAAGAAGATCTGGATAAGCTCTTTGCCATCCTAGTAGTGGCTCACCACCAGTTATAACTAAATGCTCTTCTTTCCATCTTTTGTATGGAAGCATTTCGTTAATAGCGATAGCAATCGTTTCGGAGTCCAGAACAGGAGATAGATGCTTGAAGCGAGGATCCCAAGAAGCGTAAGAATCACAGCCTGTAGATACAAGAGGAAGATCTTGGTAAGATTTATAAAGATCAGGTTGAACTTTAAGATACTCATCAGTCTTTTCACCTTTAGGCATGCCGAAACCTTCGCACTTAAAATTACATCCGAAGGTACGTAAGAAAATGGATGGAACTCCCATATACCGGCCTTCACCCTGAATAGAGTAAAAGAGTTCCGCAACTTTGATTTTTGACATTTAAGCTCCTAGTTTGTTGACGAGTGGAAGGGCACCCGATCACAATTACATGATATAATAGTTTATTTATTCCAAATCATCCATAGATTCGGGAATATTTTTAGATTTTTTCTTAGGTTTAATATTACGTCTTTCAGGATCTACGGTATCCATTTGTTTACGTGCGAGTTCCATAAGATGAGTTACTAACTCTTCACCGTCTTCTGATTGAGCAACTAATTGATCAATATCAATGTTTTCTAGTAACTTATACTTAGTAGCTTGTTGTTTCTTTTCTTTCTGGATACGTCTTACAAATGCAAAGTAAATAATTTGTGTGTAATAAGCGAAGGGATTAGTAGACCTACTTGGATCAAATTTTTCTACAGCAGTCAGACAGTTTTCAATACCATCTGAAATCATATCATCTTTAAAGGTATAATTAATAAAATTAGCTTTGTATGATAAATGAGTAGCTATTTTTAAAAAACATTCACCAATGTAATTACTTACTTGAGGTTTAGGTAGACCATTTTTTTTAGCATCATCAACTTGCTGTCTATATTCAACAAGAGCTTGAAAAAACTTTTTGTTGTCTACGTAATGAGCTGGTTGTTTTTCAGTGGAGGGTTCTATCAGCTCTTCCTGTTCTATCATCGTCTTCTTCCTCGTTATCACTACCTAATACTGAATCTATAAAATCTTCAAAGTCTTGTTGATCTTCATAGTCTAAAGCTTCTTGTAATTCTGTATCTAAGTTAGCATACTCTTCAACAAACT